CAGAATACCATCTCCACCAGGATTAACCGAAGTTACGCCGACGTCGCCAGACGCCTTCATAAACGCACCACGGCCACCTCGCCCACAACCGGCTCCACCGCCTCCGGCGCCACCAGACGCAATAGCATTGTCAGCAGACGCGCCGCCGGAGCCACCACCACCACCACCGCCCCAGACACGTCCTGAAGCGTTATTGATGTTGACGGTTACGCCCGTAGCAGGGCCCCTGATCGCATTGCCACCGGCTTCACCATTGCCCTGGGACAGCGCCCAGACGACGCCGGTCTCGGCAGTTAAACACGAGGCGCTGCCGCCTTCGCCCCCTTTACCAATGATATACCCTAAGTTCGTAATATTGATAACGGTGCCGCTCGGGAACGCGCCGCTAAGATCCAGCGCCTCGATAGCAGGAGATCTGGAACTAATAACTACACCGTCACCGATAGTGATTGTGTGGGTCGCTGCAACAATAGGAGAACCGAGACGCCGGAACAGATCGAGGTTATCCTCGCCAGTCTGGATCTCAGACACTGTACCGCCCGAACCCTCATCCGTAGCAGACAGGTCATAGTTGCCGTACCAGGTGGTACCATCATACCGGATGGTGATGATGTTGATGTCACCTGGCGCAGTCTTAAGGGTGGGGGCTACTCCGGGGACCCACGTTATAGTTGGCCAGGTTACCGTTCGACTCCCAGTGCCGTCCTGGATCAGAGCCAGAACGAAGTTGGTACCGTCCACGCCATTGCTGAATGCAAGCGTCCGGTTGCCACCCAACGTCAGCTTGAACTGGTTGGATAGCTGTGTATTGATAGTGACAGTGCCCGCGTCAGACAGAGTATTGAATGCGCTACGGAGAGCGCGAGTCATAGTCTGCGGAGCATTCGTGGTCATGACGAAGCGTGAGGCCAGGGTATCCCAGCCACCGTCAGACCAGATCAGATAGTCGTCGCCTACTTCACCGGTCTCGGGGACCGCACCGCGGTCATCCTCGTTGAACAGGGGCAGAGCCTCCGGCTGGATGTCACCCCAGTAGAGATTGACGCCATCAGTAAAGAGAAGCTTGCCCTCATTGCCGAGCACGGCAGGGATGGGCATTCCGGTCAGCGTGATGAGACCGGTGATGTCGATCAGACGAGCGACATCGAGGGGAGACTGCGGACTGCCGACATTCAGGATGCGGAAGCCGTTCATATCGAAGTCGTCTTCCATTTGATTGGGAGACGTACCATCACGACTCAGAGTATTCTCAATGGCAGCTTCGATCAGATCAAAGTTGGCATTGATCCGGGACGGGCCACTATACCCAGTGGTGATGTCATTGAGAGTAATCTTAGCCATATATTCCTCAGAGAGAAGGGGGCGGAGATTGCTCCCCGCCCCACAACTTTAGGCCGACTGAACCGGAGGTTCGAAGTACTCAACGGTCAGCTTGGCGTTACCAGCGGTGAAAGCCGCCGTACCGTAACCAAACACAACCTTCTGAGCCGCCGTCAGTGCAGCAGCCGCGGTCGGGAAGACCAGCGCGCCGTCACACTTAACGAGGTCGTTCGCGTCGAGAGCCGAGAGGGCCACCGCCGCGTCGATACCATTCATATCCGACACAAGGCCAGTGCTGGCATTGGTCAGACCGATGTCCAAGGTGCTGGACGAGCCCGTGAACGTTTCCGTCACGAGCAGCGTGGCACTCTTGATCACCGCTCCAGCAGGGATCGTTACCGAGCGCGGGTCCGCAGCGAGCAGTTCAGTATCCGCGACCGAAGCCGGGATATCCTCACCACGAATGTGGATGATAACGGATTTCAGGCCGTTAGCCGGTTCCACACTAGCCGCAATACCGTTCTCAGTGTAACGCTTGCCGAAGTAGACAACGAGACCGTCCGGATTGGACCATGATGCACGAGTAGGCATATAGTTTGCTCCTTAGGCGATCTGATCAGACTTGTTGATAACAACCACCAGGTTTTCCTGACGGTACACCTTCAGACCATACCGCGCGGTGAGCAGATACTCTTCACGCTGATAGTCCTTGTTGTACTCGCCTTCAACCTCGGGCTGTTGACGCCAGGCACCGATGAACGGAAGGTTCTTCGGATCCGACACGCTGAAGAAGATATTACAGACGCCGCCACTGGAAATGGCAGTGCTGTCAATCGTCTCAGCGCCGGTCTGGGCCGCGCCCGCAGCAGGCAGGTAGTTGCTCACGTACAGGTCGATGCCGTAGACGTTCTTGACGAACTTCATATCGGACACCAGGCCGTCGGCGATGACACCTTCCCAGCGCGGGTTATTGCTCACGGACACGATATTCGAAATCGTGTTGAGCTGGTACTCGACCGAGGGGTCGACGATACCGATGACCTTCTGGCCCACGTTCGCCTTCTTAAGGGCAAACAGAACCTTGGCAAAGTCCTTCGGCTCGATCACGCCAGACGCACCCTTCGTGGTCCAGCGATGGAATGCACCGTTGATGGTGTTGGTAGACGCAGCAGTCTGGCCACCCGAAGCACCCGCCGCGCCGAGCGCGAGGATGTCAGTTTCCAGAACTTCCTGGAAAGCACGCGTCTGTTTGGGAACAAACGAAGCTTCCAGTCGGGCAGCATACATGCTGTCCTGACGCATCTTTTTCGTGATGTAAAGACCGCTTGACTTGTAGTTCGTGACAGTCAGGGTGAACTCGCCAGTATCCAGGGCGTCGTAGCCAGCAGGCGTATCTTCCACGTAATCGCGGATCGTAGCCTCACCAACCGACGGGATATGCCAAGTCGTGCCATCCGGGAAATCGACCCACTGCACGTAGCCCGTGCCCATGAGTTCGTCCTGGATGACTTCCTTGATGTCGTTCGACCACACGTCACTACGGATAAGCGTAGCAGCGGAGGTGGTAGTTACGGACATTTAATCTCCATTGGGGAAATTGAAAAACGTTAGAGGGTATTGTATCGCTCGCCCAAGCGCTCGCGGTCCTTCATCCTCTGCTGCTGAATCGCGGGTTCCCAGAACTTCGCACCCATCTCTTTACGGAGTTTGGCGTAGTGCTTGGCCCCTCGCTCTTCACCACCCACATCCGGGAGCAAACCGGTGCGACTGGCAGGCATCGAGGAATCGACCGTCCGATGTCCGGACGACGGGACGAACAACTGTTTGAACATCTTCGGGTTGCTTTCAGCGATCTGCTTAACCGTCTCAGCAGTGACCCCCAACTCAGCCATCCGGTCCGTCAGGTGCTTGCTCGCGGTCGCGGCATCGCCCTTGAAGTGGTTGTTGAGTTCGGCGTTAGACAGCAGGTAATTAGCCCGCTGGGCACGCGCAGCGTCATTCGTGTTGATCCCTTCCCTCACGAGCTTTTCGATATCCTCACGGGACAGGGTAGCACCTGGTTGGGTGTTCTGGCCGGTGGCTTTTTCGATTCGCTCAATCAGGCTTTTGACAGCATCCTCACCCGGCTTCGCCGTGCTCAGCTTCGTGATCTCTTCACGCATCTGGGCGTTCTCGCCCTTCAGCGTTTCAATCATCTTGTCAGCTTCGATACGGCTCTTCGCGAGAGCGGCGTTGTCCTTGTACTTCTTGCCTTCACCCACCAACTCGGCGTAGGGGTCTTTGCCAGCGTTGGGGTCATTGAGTGTCGACAGGAGGTCAGCATTTGCAGTGGTCATTAGGTCACCTCTGGATAGAGTAAACGGTACAGGTCTTTGAGGGCTTTCTTGTAGCCCGCGCCAAAGGCTGACTGTACCGCGTAGTCAGAGGCGCTCAGATCGTAATCCTTATCGGCCCTCTCCTGGTAGAGGCCCTTGATCAGGGGCTCTACTCGACGGAGCAGATTGTCCGCGGCAGCGAACTCGGCCTTGAGGAGTTCTCGTCCGCCCTCGCCCTTGGCGGTGGCGACGAGGCGGGCCTGTAACCCGCCGTCTTGTTCTAGCTCATCCATTAGACTTGTGCCTCCTGCGCTGCCACGTCAGCGGCGGCGATCTGCACGCCCACTGCCGCGTTGTCCTGGATGTTCGACTGAGCAGCCTGGATCAGCTTCTGGGTCTCAGCAGCTTCGATCACACGGACGCCCTTACGGACCACACCCTTCGGCAGCTTCAGCAGGTCGCTGAAGTGGAGGGCCAGGCCGAGGCCAGAGATGTTGGCGTTGACCGCCTGGTCCTGGTACATCGGGCTGGACATGAATCCGTTCAGGGTCTGGATGGCACCCGCCTGTTCGGCGAAGTGTCGGGAGCCCATAGGTACCAGCTTGCCGTTGGCTTTGATGTCTTCGGCAGAGATGGAGCGGAACTCAGTAACACCAAGATCAGTGTCTTGGACAGCAACTTGCTCAGTGACATCGAGGTTCCTGCGTGCGGCTTCGAGCATGTCATTGAGCAGCGGCTCGATGAACGTAGCCTCGAAGTGTTGGATCTTGTTCTGGAAGATGCGACCCGCGGCGTTCTCAAGGACCTGTACTTCGTATGCGGTCTTCTCGCCCGGAGTGCGTATACCCATCGCTTGACGCGGGGCACCCGCCATCTCTTCCATCAGGTTGAGGATGTTGGCGATCTCGAAGTTCGCATTGAGGGCAGTAGCATCCGGGCTCAGCACCCTGACGTCGGACTCACCGTCGCCAAAGATACGGGCACCTGGGCCCCACTCCCAGTCCTCGACGTTACCCTTCTGGTACACGACGGGGAAAGCAATCTGGTCGAAGACGTCAGCCTTCAGATTTTCGAGATGGTCGACACGATACTGCAGGCCAACAAGGTTGTCCAGAGGGCCCATGGCAAGAAGCGACTCAGGGCGGAGCCGCCAGCCACAGTGCTTCTTGTTCGACCGGCCGAGCCACGAGGAGTACGGCTGGGCACTGACGATCTGCCGACGGTCGACGACAATGATGCGGTGGTTGGCATAAAGCTTGTTCGTCTCCGGATCGTAGGCGTCGCCTTCGAACTCAAGGATCTCGACGTAGCACCCCTTGTAGTAGTCGGTGATTGTACCGAGACCATCGAGGGGAAACTCGCTAAACTTCTTCAGGTCCGGGGTACCCATCTCACGATAGGCTGCACGGATCTTGGTAGCAGAGGCCAGGGCTTCCTTAGCCCAGTCAATGCCGTCTTCCTGCATCTTGGCCAGGTCGCCCATCGTATACAATCGGCGGGTGATCTTGGCCGCGCTGTCAAAGTCGGGGGCCGTGATGTCGAAGACGAAGTCGAACGGACTCAGGCGCTGGAGCTTGGGACCCACATACACCTTGACCGTCTGGCCATCAGGAGTCTTGTGGAATCGACGCTCGTGCTGCACCTCAGCAAATGCATTGCCGAAGTCGATGTAGTCATACACCAGCTTCGATACTTCAGCGCGGAAGTCCGATGCACGGAGCTTGGACTTCATGTAGGTACGGATGGCGTCAGCCTTTTTCTTGGTCGCTGCTAGCTCGTCGCCAGGAAGCCAATCGAACCAGTCCTCGCGACTGAACATGTTAGCCATGTAGTTCGCGTGGAGGTTGTCTCGGATCTGGCAGAGCTTCGGGGTCGTGGTGCTGTTCTTCCAGGGAAGTGTCTTATTGGAGGTCGTGGTCGTATCACGTGCAAAGACGTAGGACCGCAACTCTTCTTTTTCCTTTTCCCAGACGGAACGAGCTTGCTTCCACCGAATGTAGTCGCCAGCAATCTGGTTGGCCAGTTGCTGCGGCTCAGCGAATTTGCAATACGTTACTGACTTGACGCCCATTAACCCACCCCGCCGAAGCGGCTGTTGTATAACTTGACCGGTAGACTAGAGCGTTCCCGCCTAGCCTGCTGCCGGATCGGAGCCCCGGCCATGTTAACTGCTGATGCAAGCGCGTCCTTAGCATCGTCGTGCTTAGGCTTAGCTTGCCTCAGTTCCTGTTCCAACTCATCCATTGTCGAGGACTTATAGTGCCAGACCGACTGGGCTTCGTACTTCGGACGGAGGATGGCATCAACG